TCTTTTGATGGGGTGAAAAAGATATTTTTTTACCTCTGGCAACCTTCAACTCACACATGAAAAAACCACACTTATCATTGTATCCCAACAAATCTGGAACACCAAACGATGCCCAAGATTCCAATCTTGTCCACTGAATCTGGGGTGTATTTTTCTTAACTAATTGCCAAAATTTTGACTCTGGTTTCACCGGAATTTCCTGTTTACAAATATCCTAATATCTACTAAAATTAACCATATGACTCAACCCAAAAAACTAACAGATCAGCAAAGAAAGTTTGCAGAATTGTATGTTTATAACGAAGGACGTATGTCACCAGCAGAAGCTGCCTATGCGGCTGGCTATAAGACTAGGTCTAGACAGGTTGCGGCAGAAATGCGTAACCCAAAATACTTCCCATTGGTTGTGCAGTATATTGGTGAGTTAAGAGCAGAAGTTCAGGAGAAGTATGGAATTACTTTAGAAAAGCATGTTACAGAATTGGCTAAACTTAGAGATGACGCTAGGACCAAAGGAGCCTGGGCTGCAGCAATTAACGCAGAGGTTGCAAGAGGTAAGGTCGGTGGATTATATGTAGATCAAAAGATGATCCTAACTAAAAATTTAGATAATATGTCAGAAAAAGAATTAGAGTCGAGATTAAAACAAATAATTGACGATCATAAAACATTCTTAGACCCCAACGCAGAAGTTATTGAATCCGAGTCATCTTCTTTATCCATGCCCGAGGAATCATCGTCCGATCCCCAAAACTAATACCATTCTCATCCTTATCATAAGAAGCAAACATTTTAATTGAGTGTTTATCTTTAGAGAATATCCAACCTTCATTAACAGGATAAGCCAACTTCATCTTTTCAAATTCAGTCTTATCAGCCCAGCCAGAATCAGATACACAATCTATCCATTCAACCCTGTATTTAGAATAAGGTATATCTTGTGCAGAAATGCTTTTAACTAATCTTCGTTTCTTCTTTTTGGATTTAGGCATAAGACCTTATACTATAAGTGGAAATTTTAGGCCATTAAGTTTTTTCAAAAACAAAAAATTCCCTCGCGCGTCGAGTACAAAAACCCTTGATTTTATTGACCTAAAAGTGCGACATGGCATCACCATCAAATAACCATTGCTATTCAACACTTTTTTCCTGCCACCACCACCACGCATTTTGAAAATTGTTGCAGAAAAAAACATAGTGCCCCAATTCTCCACTTATGTTTGGCAACTAGCAACGTCCAGGCGTTGCTACCTTATAAGCAAAAGTGCTACAAAAAACGCTGTAATTGATATAATATAATAAATAGTTAGGTCTAGGTCGTAAGCTATCTCCATGTGCTTTCCTTTGTTCTACTACTTTCTTTAGTTCTACACTTACATTTTCTACTGTTGCCGTTTTGCAACACATTTATTTTATCTGCCACAATTTTGACAACTTTATACCACTTTTTAGTCCACGTTTCGCGCTCCATGCCGCTTGTTTTTTCGACCATAGATTTAATTTCATTTAGCCGTTTCATTTCATTCTCTATAAAAGGATCGTGCTGCGTCATTTGATTAGGTTTTTTTAAAGGTTGGTGATATAATCATTTGTTTGTTTTGAGACTTTAACACAACTCTAATTGAATCCATACCAATTAAATTAGCTTCTTGTACCTCAATACGTCTAATCTCTTCCAAGTGTCCATCTTGGGTTTCCATATAAATAGTAGCATTAGAAACAGCGTTCCCTTTCTTACCATTTGTAAATTGATCTAAATATTCTTGTAAATGTTTTACGTACATTACTTCACTCCTTTATAGTATTGATCGATTCTTCTTAACCATTTTGATTCCCATTTTAAATATTCATTACCTTCGATAATAAATTCTTGATAGTATAAATCAGGAGTTACCATATGTATCACTCCCTTTCTAATATGAGTTCCATACACTTGATTATGGGCCATCGCATAAGCTGCTAACTGTAATAAGTAATCTTCAATCCATTCTTTTTGTTTAGGTTTGTTACTTTGTTTTTGGTCCCCAATGGCATCTTCACCCTGGTGAACACCTATCAAGTCACTTTGGCCAGCGTAGAGACCTGGATAATGTACCGTAACTTCTGTACCATAATAACCATCCCATTTAGATAAACCTTGCTCTATAATCTTATTAGCCATCTTGTGAGCATCATTACCTAGTTCAGTCATATCCAAATATCCTTGTCCAAGAATATGTTTTTCAATAATTTTGTGTATAGCTGTACCACGATTAGCTGCTAAATTTTTTATTTGATCGGCTTGTTGTGCGCCAACCCTTTGTTTCCATCTTTCTAAAGATTGTCTTTTCTCAGCAGATTGTGTTGCTTGTAGTATTGTTGTAACACTTGGTAATTTTTCTTCACCAACAGAGTAATGTCTTTTACCTTCTATCGTTTCCCTACTACAACCAGGATAATTAAACTTTTCTAGTTTTTTCATAATGATCTATTATTTGTTGTAAATTATCTTTCTTCGTTATGCAATATGGTATAAGTCCACGCGCCACGCTTAGTGCATCTCGGTAAGAGGCACGCCAACGCCATTGCCTTTTAAATCCTTCTCTTACCTTTCTTTCACCAAAGAATCCAACTTGTACTGTGTCGTGTATCCATTTAACCGTAGCATAATCTGTCATAGATACTTCCATTCTAATTTGCCAAACGTTGTGTACAGGTTTGCCTGGTCGTTTATGTTTTATTTCTTTTAATTGTTTGTAATAAACATTACCCTCACCATCAAATAATCCAGCGAGATAAATATAATCACTATTCATATTTTTCCATTCTAGCTTGTTCTAAAAAATTTAATTGTCTAGATCGTACAGTGCCATCAGCATTTTGTTTAGGTGTACACCATCTTAAATTAGTAACTCTATAATCTAAAATATTTTTATTTTTATGATCTACGAAAATCTTTTTACTTGGCATGTCATTAACAATAAAGGCTTCAGCAACCACTCTATGCATTCTAATGTAGAAACCTTTCTGTTGATTAAAACCATCTTTAGCATTTAAGGTAATACTTACTTTTGGATAACCAACGTGTTCAGTAACCCTCATTGATAAAATTTTTTTAGTTTCCATGTTTTGAATATATGGAAAAGAGTTACCAAGTTTAGGTAGATATTGATTGGTCCCACCACTTTTAAATAAAAAAAATCTTCCTTTGGGTAATAAAGAATATTCAGATTGTCTTTGATTGGGTGTTTCTATTTGAGATAGGTCTATGTAATCAATTCCTTTTATCTTTGTTTTAAAAGGATCCATTTCTGGAAATAATAATAACTGTTCTATCTCTTCACTCATCTTAAGTATTCCAAAATATAGAATCTTTTTAATCTTTTCAATTCTTCTTTTTTCTTTTTGTTAGGGACAACACGATTACGATATTTCGTTTTATGTAGGTCCGTTGTTATTAAATTTCTTTTTTTCATATTTACGTTTATACCCGGTCCCCGTTTCACGATTACCCCATCGTAGTCTCCAGGCCCAGCCATTAAGTTTGCTGGACCAAGATTCTACAATCGATAGAAAAAAATCAATCATTGATCTTTTAAATACTCCTCGCATTGGGCTATAGTTGGTTCTTCAACAGATAATTCTCCCTGGTTATTACAATGCGCACAGTCAATAGGAACTTTTTCCTGCCAACTAGCATCTTTGTAAATCATACGATAACCATTTCCATTACAAGATGGACAAATGCTTTTATGTACTCTTACCGTTCTTATATCCATTTTTTTTCGCCTCCTTAGTAGCTAAAACTTCTATAGTTTTAGATATAGTTAGATCAGCATCAGTCACCTTACCCTTAGCCAAATAGTTAAGCATTTGGTAGGTTTTTATAGGTACAGACACAGATTTGAATCTATTTGGGTCCGCCATGTTCTTTCTCCTTTTGTTTGTTTATAAACATAGATATGGGAATTTACATCAGAAAAACAAGACTTGCAAGTAAAAAATTTTTAGTGTAATATGAGGATCTCTTCTCACACCTTTTGTTTGCTCATCCTTGATATCATATCGAGGGTGGGCAACAATTTTATATACTTTCTTGTTCTTGACAGGAAAAATTAACTAATAATTTGTTTTTATTTACTTCCTCAACACCTATTTCTCTTATAGTACCCATAGCGTTAATAAAACCTGCGGTTGCACAATCAAAATGATCTTTATATCTACCTATTTCATAAGACCCTGTGCATTGTTGTGCTATAACAGAACATATTTGAATTACTAATACAAATTTCATTATTTTCCTTGGCCACGATAAGCTTTTCTTTTAGCTTTTCTTTTGTTTCTTTTTTTAAAATGTTTTCCAGGACGTTTTTTAGGTGTCTCTTTGTAAAAAGTTACTTGTCCGATCGCAGATTTTTTAGCCATTGTGTGTCCTGATCATCTAATCTCAAATATTTAATTGAGCCATTTACGTATTGTTTAGTGTCTTCTCCACAATTGGTACATCTATAATAGTCTGTAACGATAGCTACTAATATAGAATCTTCTTGGCAATGTGGGCACATTCCATGAACTGTGTCTATCTGCCCTAATAAGGTAAATTGTTTTGTCATTTATACCCAAAGTATATTAATAAAACAATAATTACAATAGCTAGTGCTAACATTATTTAGATTTCATTATTTTACTAATTGTTTTAGAACCATCAACATTATGTATAATATCAGCCTCTACTTCACCACACATAAATTTTTTATTATCCATATCCATATTTCTCTCTGCTTCTCTTTTGTGTTTAAGACATTCTGATATTGAGTCTTGAATTCTATGCTCTACTAACTGTCCATTAATAAATAGACAAAGAGCTATAACTGCTTGTAACATTAAACAAATCTACCTTTGTTCGGACCTTTTTTAATCATATATTTAGATGTGCCATTAGCTCCAATCTCTACTTCTTTACGAAGCATTTGAAAGAATTGTTTTTGTTTATCTGATTCCATCTTCTCCTGGGAATATTTAATCATTTTGTGTTTATTTATTTTATCTCTATCAGCCATTATTTCATCCTCCAATATTCCGTTATTTGTTTCCACTCACATTCAAAGTCTTCGCAAGTGTAATCATATTCCTGAAAGGTCCCTGCGTTAATGCCCGTTTCCATTGCCATTGCTAAATTGAATATCTCTTGTTGCGTCTTTAAGCTTTTCAACATCTTTTTTCAGTTTCTCAATTTCCTTTTCAGCCTGCATAAGCATAACCTTAACGTGCAGGTTTTCTTCTAATATCTTTTGTTGTTTTTCAGTATCTTCAGCCAAAGATTCTAACAGAAAAAACTGTTCCTTATCGATAGGTATTTGATCTGCCTTCTTTAATAAGTCCGCTTCCATTAACTGAAGTCGTGTCTCTAACGTATTGATGGTATTAGTCATACCAATATACATATAAACTGCAAAACCCGCACCAGCGATAATCATCCCAAGCGTTTTTAAATCGGTTTTTACTGCTGTCTCTTCTGTTATCTTTGACATAAACTATTTATAGAATCCGTCAAAAATCCAATCAATGAATTTTTGCCACTGCTTCTTAATCCATTTAACCATAGTTTTCTCCTCTGTTGTAGGTATCTCTTCTTTACAACCACATTTTGAACACTTACAAGTAGTGCATTCGCCCATGCCCGCAAGACAGTGACACCTATGATTACATTTATTACATTGTTTATTCACAATATATTCTCCAGTTAGTGTTGATTAGCGCAGAATTAATTCGTGCGAAGTTAGGTATTTTAAAGATTAATTATTTTCAGTCAAGAAATATTATCCGTAAATATCGCCCCAAGTATTACCAGATTCGTAATCTACTTTGTTAGGTACAGATAAAGTTACAGCATTTTCCATAATTTCTATTATCTTTTTTGCTTGTTCTTCTGATGCTATGGAAATATCTAATTCGTCGTGTATTTGTATATGTGGTATGATTCCTTCTTTATATAAATCTAGCATTGCTTTCTTAGTCATATCAGCAGCAGATCCTTGAATTAATTTATTTAATGCTTTGTATGTGTAGGCTCTTCTTATTCTTCCTCTACCATAAGTTCTTTCCGCTTCTTCAAATGACATAGCTTTATGCATACCAAATTGATTTGGTTCCCATTTATCAAACCTACATCTTCTACCAAGTAATGTTCCTATTGATCCAGATGTTTGTGCGTGTTTAGAAGTTGAATTCATTAACTCTCTAACAAAAGGTACGTTCTCGTGATACTGATTAAATAATTCTTCTGCTTCTGCTTTAGTTTGTAAACCTAATTCAGCTTGTAGTTTTGCTTTACCCATTCCATAAAACAATCCAAGATTAATTGTCTTAGCTTGTGTTCTAGAAATTTTTGCCATATCAGCAACTGTTTGGTGAAAGTCTACTGAGTTATCTTTAAATTTTTCTACAATCTTTGTTACTGATTGATCAAAAGAAATAGGTTCTGTTGTAGCTGCATAATGCACAACTAATCTTGGTTCTTGTTGTGAGTAGTCAAAGCAACCCCATTTGTGATCAACTTCAGGTAAAAATAAAGATCTTATCAATGGACCTAATTCTTTATTTCTTGCAGGTATCTGCTGTAAATTTGGATTAGAATAACTAAATCTACCTGTTACAGTACCGCCTGTGTCTGATCTAATTGGATTAATATCTGCGTGTATTCTACCTCTATGTTCGTGTTTTAATATAGTATCTATAAATGTAGTATGGGCCTTGTTTAATTCTCTGGCTTTTGCTATTTTCTTAACTAATGGATTTGCATGTGTTGAAAGGAAGTTTTTAGTAAATGATGGCGCACCAGTTTTCTCTGTGGTTTCATAAGGTAAAGAAAGTTTTTGAAATACTTCTGCAATGCTTCTTGCTGCCCATATTTGAGGCTCTATGCCTGTTTCTTTTTTTACTTCTTGGATTAAGTTTTCTTCTTCTGTGCTTAATTTTTTCTTTAATTCATGAGCTTTTTGAACGTCAACACGTACGCCTCTAAATTTCATATCAATTAAACAAGGAAACAACTGTGTTTCTAAATCAAATATGTTTGTTAAATTTTGTTTTCTTATTTCTCTAGATAATGCTTTAAATAATTCTAATGTAAGTTCAGCATCTTTTTCTGCATAAGTACCTACATACATTGCAGGTAGTTTGTACATTTCTTTTTTAGCATCTATGCCCCAGGAGTCTGCTGCTTCTTTCAAAGCTTTTTCATCTTTAACTTCTCCAAGATAATCAAACGATACACTGTTTAATGAATACCAAATTCTGTTTTCATCAATCAATGATGCCATAACCATTGTATCAATGATATGACCATTTAATTGTATTCCATATGATTTAATCCAACAGACATCATACATTGCGTTATGAAATATTTTTATTGCATCTGTTGCACAAACTTTTTTAAACCACTCAAGTACAATTCTTTTATCTAAGTTACCGCCACCTTCGTGTGCTATTGGATAATAACCTGACCATCCATCAACAGCTACAGCAATACCTACAATCTCTCCTCTGCCTTGTATGGCACCAGATCCTCTTGATTTTAAATCAGGATCTTTTGTTTCTAAGTCGATTGCAATATACTTTGCATCTTTTAAATCTGGAAAAGTTTCAGGACAATTCCATTCAGTGGCTGCTTCAAAAATCATTTATACTCCTAAAATATAATATGCTAAACAAATTGCCATAATTAAAGTTATGTCGATCAAACAAAGTTTATACATTATTTCTTTTTATTCTTTTTGTTATAACATTTTTTACACATATAGCTATAGTTGAATGCAATATTTTTCTTTTTACAAACAACGCATTTAACGTTTATCATCTTTAAGCTTTAAGATTTCTAACTCACAATAGTGAATTATTTTTTTTAAATCTTCTATTCCATTTTTATCCTTGTACCTACAAACGTACTTCACAACGTTCCCCTGAAAGAACGAAAGGTTATTTTTTGAAATAAATTCATACGGCTGAATGCAAAAATCTTTATAATGACTTCCGCCTACTTGCCTTTCTTGTGGAAATGCTTCTTCAAACATTTTTTTATTTGTCATACTATTGGTCCTCCTATGTTATATTGATATTCTGATGTCACCTGCGGTAAATACAGT